CTATCATTAGTCGCCAACCTATTCGTATCAACCTCATCCTTATACTTCGGATAAACACCGTTAGGGTCATAAAACCCCTTAGAGGTGTTTGCCAACTCGGACGGTTTACCAGGTAAAGTACCCATTATCATTGGTTCTTGCATAGACTGTCCGTCACGGAAGTAACCAAACACCCATGTACCCTCGACAATAAAACCTGGACTAGAACCTAAACCACTAATACCACTAGAGGTAATCGGATGAATCAACTGCGACCACGGTAAGTCACTCGTAGGCAGGTCATCTTTATTATCCGTATGAATACCTACACAGCGTACTCGTAGTCTGCCTAGTTTCTGAGGGTCTTGACGGTCTTCAACTACGCCGTTAAACCATATAAACCCGTTTCTTCCTAAAAAATTGTTGTCTAGCATGTTATTTTTTTCCGATATATGTCTGCCTTTAAAGCACCAAGCATACGCATTAATTAACCATTTCTTTTATTCTTACGCAAACCACTTAGGTACTTAGGTGTGTCGTCCTTGCCCTTACCTGGTATAGTCTTCCCTCTGCGTAAAATCTCGTTTAAGTATCTCCAAGTTCTCTTAACCGCCACTCGTAGTTTACTCTTAGTTGACATTCTTACAGTCCTTTTTCTATGAAACCCATGAGGATTTGGTCTGTTTGACCTCTCTACCCATATTAGTATATTACCTAACATATCTGCCTCTGCGTTTCCTGTGCCTGCTGTACACACTATTTGTTTCAGTCGTTTGTTTCTCATATTCTCATTATCATGCCGGTCACCTATTTCAGCGCCGGAATCTCTTAACCTCTATGTATAATCAACTGGATTGACTGTTATATTACCCAACATTCTTTCATCTTCTTTGTATATATCATATGCTTGTGGTGTTTCCTTATTACTTTGATATGGTGTTGTTTCATGTAGGTAACCACCTTTTACGGAATCTTTACTGCATTTCAATGACATTTGGTATTTACCTGTGTCTGCTGATATAGTATGTTTAATTGATGTAATTAGATATCTGCCTGATATTAACGGACTTGACTGTTGTTTTTCTCCGTCGCCAACTGGTCTCATTAACGGTAATTCGAAGGATATCATGTCTCCTGCGCCTAGGAGACTGTTTCCATGCACTTGTAGGCTTAATATGTTGTTAAATAATGACTGTCTTTGTGATGTCCTGATTGGCAATGTATCTTTTGCTGGTGTAAACTCGTAATCATTATGCACCTTACTTGTTTCAGTCACCACCATTGTCTTACTTTCCGCAAATTGTGATACATCTTTGTTTGTATCATCAAATGGTACATATGGCAAGAGTTGTTTTGTGTATGTTCTATTACCTTGTTCATTATCAGCATGAAAATAGTCACCAAATGTTTTGTAATAATCAAATGCATGTGTTTTGACCGTCTTATTAAATGCGTCATGTACGGTCAGTTTATTGGCGTACATACCACGGTCCATATTTTCTAATGTATTAACAGGTTTGCCTAGATGATATTTAATTACACTATGCATTTCTTTTTGTACATCTATACCGGCGTTTGATATCTGGTAAAAGTAATCAAACTTATGTGGTCTACCTACTGTACCATTCATGGCATACATTGATTCTAAACTTCTAAAGAAATAACCTGCCGGCGTTTCATAGAACACATAACCTGCATTATTATATTTTTGTGATACAGATTGTGTAGATAGAAATTTGATTGCGTCAAATGGTCGTAAACTTGGTATTACATACTTGGCATTTGTCCTAGTCGGTTCATATGTCAATGACCTTGTACTGTTTAAATATCTTTTATTTCTTAATATGTCCTCTATTGCATACTCTACCGGTCCTGTGTATGCACGACTAACCTTTGTTAAGAAATTATAGTAATACTCTTTTGATGTGAAATAGATATCATAACCTTGTGACCTTTGGTTACCAGGATCCTGATTGACTTGTTCTATCTTGTAAATATGAAACTGTTTACCTGTACTCTCGGTAAAATTAACACCTTGCATACCTGGTGTTTCAAACTTTAGATTTAGTTTATCAAATCCGGTGATTGGTAATACTGTTCTAATATCTTGTGAATCATATACTTGCAACTTACCAATCATACATGATTCGAAAATGTTTTCTGTGAGTTCTATTGAACCTGTGATAAGTCTGATATCAACCGTTCTAGGTTTATTATTCTCTGCTAGTCTATATGATACGATTTCACAGGTTTCTAGGTTATAGTCACCTGCTTTTTCTAATAGTTCTTTTCTTGCCATATCATTATCTAACCACTAAATTATTAAATTCATCTTCAAACACACTTAGATAGGTTGGTGCCAATATATGTATCTGTCTTTTTTTATCTTGTATTCTTCTTTCGTATTGTATATTGGTAACTGCCTCTGCGCCTGCGTCTGTTTCATTACATTCTACCTTATGAGAATAATCAGCAGGACCCTCTCCTGTCTGTCTACCACTTGATTGTGTTATCTCATAGTGATGTACTGCGTCTGGTTGTGTGTATTTGTCTTTTACATACTCTTGAAATACATACTCATCTAACGGCCAGTCATAATATCTATTGACAATATTATTCATCAAACATACAACCCAAAAATAGTTTGTGTCACCATATACTTTAAATGCTACTGTTTCAGGTGTTTCACCCTCAGCTACATCATACTTGTCATATAATGATATGTTGTCTTTGATTTTACTTCTAACTTTGATTCTACGAAATATATCAGGCACAAGTTTATAGTTGCCATCATTCTTAATATCGTATAATAGTTTAGGAAATTTACTAAAGTACATGTTATGCTCCGAAACTCGCTGATGACATATCAGTATCACCTGTAGTACCAGATGGATGTATTTTTTCTTTTGTGATAAATTCTAGTTCAGTAAAGTTTAATGTAAGTTGTGTTGTAACAGGTTGACCGTCATCAAATGTGCTAAACTGTGCCTCTGGTCCATATCTAACATCTACATCTGTACATACACATCTTGAAACCTTATGTAAATGAGGATTAGGTCTATCTTTAAACATATAATGTATTTCAAATTCAGACGGCGCAATAAAGAAACGACCTGCTGTCTTTGCTTCTTCCATGGCAGGACTAGAGTGGTATTTAAATAGTTTTACAATCTTTTGTACATCATATGCTTCTTCAGCATTTTTAGGATAAAAGTCAAATGTATATGAGAAACTTCTAAAACCAGGTCCATTATAATATTGTTCGTTTCTAGGGTTTACTGCAAGACCTATATTTTTTGTAGATAATCTAAACAAGTCACCGCCACCTAACATATCAAGACCACCACTTGCGATTTGTTTAAAATATACACCAGACGCACCTACAAAACCTTTTAAAAATGCGTCAAAGGCTTTTGTTCTTGTTTCTGTGTCTTTCATTGCACCACCAGTTCTAAAAATATCACCTGATAGTTCAGCTGCCTCTACTTCATAACCATTTTTATATTGTACATTAATACCAGCAGGCATGTATAATGCAACTGCACTTGTAACCGTTTGGTTCGCTGGTACTTTTGTAGTAGATGAATGATTTGTTAATTGTGCCTGAGGTGTAGTATTTTTTCTAAGATTTTCTATAGTTCCTTTTGTAACTTGTCTAACACTTGATGTTTGTTCATTAGGATTACCTCCTTCACTTGTATTTACATATTTTGTACTAGATGTATGACTAGCAGACCAACCCATGTCTTTTGCTAAGTCAAAATCTCTACCAAGATGACCGTAACTATTTGTTAATGAATAGAATATGATATAGTGACCTAGTTCATCATTACCTAATTCTTGTGGATATCTGATAGCACTAAAACCTAAAGGGTCACCTTTTAAATTTTTCTCTACGGGGTCTTTTATTGAATCTGCTAATGGTGATGGTGAGTGTATAATTTCATCAGCGACAGCAGCTTGTTGCTGATTACCGCCCATGAAACCACTTTTGATACCATTTACAAATCCGCTTACTTGATTGAATATTGACATGTATAAATAATCCTATTGTTAGTAATATTTATATAGGTAATAAGAGTGATATGAGAAAGAGTTATAAAGGTTTATATAGACCCACCAATCCAAAGAAATATGTCGGTAATACCAAGCAAATAGTGTATCGTTCACTGCTTGAAAGACGGTTCATGCGATATTGTGACCTTAATGAGGATATTCTATTTTGGGCAAGTGAAGAATTACCAGTTAGATATTATAACCCGCTAGACAAAAGATATCACCGATATTTTCCTGACTTTGTTGTAAAGACTGTGAATGGTGATAAGTACATGATTGAGATAAAACCCTCCCGGCAAGCAGTGAAACCCAAACCGCCAAAATCAAATAAATCAAAAGCATATATGCGTGAGTCATTTGAGTATATTAAAAACCAAGCCAAGTGGAAT